ACTCAGGCCCCTCTCATGTTTGTTTTTAAATAATTTTATGTGTCTCTAAAAGGAAACTGTTTTAAGTTTTAATTACTTAACAGCCATCTTTACCACGGTAGGATCCATCATTAGTTTAGAAAACTTCAGTTTGTTTCCATTAACAACTTCTTTGATAATATAATATTTTAGATCATCAGTAAAAGAATCACAGTCTGTAGTAAGTTTAATTAATCTCTTAATCATTGCATCTGGTACAGATTTAGTTTCTGCAAAGTGTAATGAATAGTTAATTACCCTTGTAGCAATTACACTAGAAATATCAGCTCTAAAGTCATCTCCATCTCCTACTGCACCTTTCAATGCACCAACTACATAAGCTTCATCTTTAGTTAAGATATCTTCAGGACTAATGATTTTATCTAGCTTATTATTAATAAACATAGTAAACATAGAACTAAAATCAATTCCTACTGAGCCTTCACCAATCATTTGAATAAGAGGTAGCTTGTCTTCAAACTTAGGAATAGAACTAATAGAGTCAAAGAACTTAGTAATAATCCTTGCATTAGTTTCCTTAGTAACTAGTTCAGGATGCATTAGCATAAAGTTAATTGCTCTGGAGTCAACATTATTTCTCTCTGCCCACTTAGCCCACACATTAACATCAAACTTAAAGTCAACAGAAATATATCTTGTTTGCTGAGCTAAATCTTGAGCATTTACCATATAGTCTCCATCATCAGGATTCTGTGATAGAATAATATGCCAGTTCTTAGGAAGCTTCCAAGAAATATACTCTTGCCGGTCAATTAATTCCATACAAGCTTGAGTAAATCTAGTATCAGCTCTGTTGAAGTCATCAATCAATAATATACCACCTTCACCTTTACCTTGAATCCATTCAGGAGCAGCATAAGCCATCCTTTTATTTATAATTTTATATCCTTTCTTTACAGCAGCATCAATTTGTTGTTCTACAATCCAAGTAGTTTTACCCTCTGCATTCTGAATCTGAAATTCTTTTACTGGAAACCCAACCAAGTCACCAATCTCTTCTACCTGAGCTAAGTTAATTTTTACTAAATCAAAGTTTAGTTCTTGTGCTAGCTCAATAATACTAGAAGTTTTACCTGTACCCGCTTCACCAGTAACACTCACACTTACAGGAACTTTTCCTTGTGTTTGGATATGCTGGTTATTATCTACAACATGTCTTAAGAAATCTTTTAATTCTTCAGAATTCAACTGTACTTGTCTTTTCTCAACTTTCTTTCTTGCCATTGTTTTAATTTTTAAAGTTCTAATTTAATGACCCTTCCCGGTAGGTCTGTGTTCATATGGGATTGTTCAGATAATACCCAAAGAGTTTTACCCTTTGGAGTTACAGTGGCATCCGCCTCACCATCTGTAAAATATACAAGACTTGTAAATGTACTTAGATTGTCATTAAAAAATTCTAAGACAGGATCAAAATATGTTCCTCCTCTACCTATTACATCTAATTTAAATTCACCAGAATATTTTTGAATACTGTTAATTTTAGTATCACACTGTATAATAGTAACATCTACCCCAGCTTTATAAATATGCTGAATCTCATTCATAAATTCCATAAGCTCACTATTGCTTACAGATCCTGAAGTATCTATTGCCAACAACATGTGTTGTCTCATCTTTATCTTAAGACCCGGACTTTCAGGAAACTTTCTGTTTTCTTTTCTCCGTATCTTTTTAGTAAAGACTCTTGTACTAACACCAGTAAATCTTCTGATATATCCACGCCAGTCAAACTTAGGTGGTTCTATATCTTCAATTTCTATGAGAGCTTCAACTTCTCCAGGAACAGTTCCCTGTTTCTTAATAGTTTGCTCTTTAGCATCAGACAATAATTTTTGTAACTGCTTATCTAATAACTTTTTCTCAGCTTCACTAATTCCATCAAAGTCTTCCCAGCTACTATGGTCAGGAATATCTCCTTTTTCCATGTTATCAAGAAGTTGGTCTAGTGCTTCATTACCAGTAGTACCATTCTTCTCTTTCTCATCCTGAGCTTCTTTCAGCTTATCATAATAATATCTACAACCAGCTTTAAGATCCCAACCCTTGTCAGCATAATCTTCTATAAGAATACCTCTTGGTGGAATCTTTTTATTTTCTTCTATAGCTTGTTCTTGAGTCATGCTGCCATCTTCAAGACCTTGTGTTATTTTATCTGTGATAGATTTAACAAGTGCTTCATACTGGTCATGTGTATACTCATCTCCCGGAAGCCAACCTTTCTGTATATACTGATTGATTTCCATCATTTGTGTTAACTGCAAGTTTCCCTGCAGATCGGACTATACCTTCACCCCGGTAGGGTGGCCTATTGTAGTCTCTGAACCTCTTTCTTTAAAATAGTTTTCAAATTTATTCTTCTTTCTGTCTAACCAAACAGTAGCATATTTATATAAATAATTATAAAAAGCTAATACTTTATTAGGACCAGAAATAGTAGAATACCAAATATTACTTTCTTTTCTCTTATCTTTTTTAGGAACATTAATAGGAGCTACTTCAGCTATACTATACAACATTTTTTTTGTTCCACATATACCTAAAGATATTCCAATATATTCTTTTTTCTTATAAGTAAAAACTGTACCGTCTCCGTCAAAATAACCTCTGATAAAGTGATGTACAAGTTTTTTATTAATTTTAGGAAAAGTAAGAATTAAAGATTTTCTTGGAACACATCCTAGTTTAAATAAGTCATTAAACATAATTTTACTAGTTAAATAAATACCATATGTATCTTTATACTGTTTAACTTCAAAATTACCATTAAGAGCTTTTATAAACTTTTCTATAACTTCTTTATCTTTTACAACAAGTGTAATAAGTTTTTGACCATTTGGTTTATCATGTACACAACCATCTGCATACAAAAAACCGAGCCAATAAGCTTTTTCTTCTGTTGTAATTTTATTAAAGAAATTTTCATCCCATGACCTTTTTCTATAAATAGAATTTGATCTTTTAGTAATATTTAGTTCTTTAAGTTTTTTATTAATAAAACTTTCAGAAACATTAAGTTGATTTGCAATTTTTTGACAAGACAAACCTGTGTTATACAAATCAACAATAGAACTATTAGATATATTTAGTTTTTTCATAATACTAATATACTAATTAATTTCTATTAAACAAACATTTTAAAGAAATTTGGCTGCGGATTACCCATTCCGACATCTTTATCTTTTTTACCATACCCAGGTAATTATTCTGGCCATACACTATATTACTATGTGTACTTGGTAGATAAAGCTTTAGGGACTCCCCGTCAATTTAAGGCTTTCAACTATACATTACTGCATAGCGGGACTAGGAATTAATCCATAGCTACATTAGCTCTTCTTTTATCAGAATAGTTAAAATACATAGTTAAATGCCCAAATGCAATATGAAGTAACTCATGCTTTAAGATACCAAGTCTATGGTCATCTGTAAGCTTAAGCCAGAACTCTTCATTAATTTCAAGTTGGTAGTTAATACCCATTTTACTTACTCCAGCTGTACCAAGACGGTCACTCCAAAACTTATTAAGCATAATAAGAAATATACCATAATAAGGTTCTTTGAGCATTAAGTCTTTACCAGCTTTACTTAGTAAATCATTTTTGTTCTGCATCTTTAAGTGTTATATTAATTTCAAAACTACTTGTTGGATATCCAATTTGTTCCAACATACTGGTCATATCTCTGATAAAATACTCCATGAACAACTCTACTGAAGTCTTAGAACCTTTATGTTCTGTAATAAGACTAAGAGTTCTTGGACTTGTCAGATTACCATCTCCGGCAATCTTTTTTAGTTTGTCATGTATTTTCTTCCCAGCTTCAGACCAATCAGACTTTTGTATACCAGAATACTTATACATAACAAGTAACTCTCCTATATATTTATTTACATCTACATTTTGCAATGCCTGCAATGCTACAACATGATTCTCTTTGTCCTCAGACTTAAGCATGTTTAACAAGTTCTTTGTTTCTTCTTTGTCAAAAATCATTTTACCCATCAGTCTTCAATTTTTAATGTTTTTATTGCCCACTCATGTGGTTTACCACTTGCAATCATATCTACCCATTCTTTTGCAGTAGGGATATAGTTGTTGCAATCCTCTTTAACATGTTGTTCTGCAACATATCTTGTATATACAGTTTTACCATCTGAATTAATAAAACTTTTACCAAATACTCTTTCACATTCAAATATACCTTCACTGTGGTGCCGGAACATTCTATGCATACTATGTCCAATCCAAGCCTTAGTTTCATCAAGCCACTCATGAATAGCCTGATAATCAGAGACTTGACCTTTCCATCTTTTTACAGATGATTTGCTGTGCTCTAAAGGATGTGCCATACTATTTATTTTGTAAATGTTCAATAACTTTTTCCCAGTAACTTTTATTTTTCATCTTACTGTTTTGGTATGGTGCTAAAAAATGTGTTGCTCTAGCAGATTGTAATGAAGCTTCTTTAGCTTTTTCAATACCATGTAATTTTATTGCATACTGATAGATTTCTTCTGCTTTTTCTTTTTCTTTCATTATTCATCTGCTTTACTTAATAAATCTCCATCATGAAAGTATTCTTCTGTATCAGTAATCCTTATATGATTATTAATAATATACTTTCCTGAAGGAACACATATACATAACTCTCCAAAACCACCATCATTATTCCACCAGTCTTCTATATCATTAAGAATAGTTTCTTGTGCAAAGTCTTCAATTTGAGTATGTAGCTCTTTATCAATATTAGCTAAATTAGCTTCACCTTCCCAGTTATTTATATTATCATTTACATCTTCTGGAGTTTCACATGGCTCAGCTGTATAACCAATCCAATCTATAGCACCAGAGTCTCCGGAACCATCATATTTTACTTTAATACCTGTAATGTTCAAATCAGCCAACTTAAATAAGAGGCTTGTCAATTCTAATTCTGTCATAATCCTGCTTTCTTAATAAAATGATTTGCTACTTCAGGAATGTGTTTCTTGTAGTAAGGCTGTTCAGACTTACACCATTGTTTCACTTCATCCTTTGTATTAAACTTTTGGTACGGAAATGTTATTTCCAACTCTTTGATAAAATCATTTACAGTCCAACCTTCCCAGATATGTCTGTCATTGCTCATAACTATTTTGTTTTGTAAAATTTACTTAATTTTTTCACACTTTGTACATACTTCAAAGTCAGCTCCATTATCTTTTCTATATATCCATTTATACTTATGAATACAAAAAATATGTTGGTAAAAAAAAGTTTTAATCCATAATATTAAATCTCCAATCATACTTTAATTTTTTATTTAGAACGGTAGAAGCGGCCAAGAATGTTCCCATTTAAGAATTCTTCTTTTTCAAGAACTTCTCTAACAAACTGATACTTAGTTTCATAGTATGTTAGTTCCATTTTGGAAAAACATATCTTAACTATAAACCTTTTAATCTTTACACCAGCTTTGTGAGCTTCTTTAAGAACTGCATTACTACTGTAATAGTTTTGATAACTGGGTTTAGTAACAGTCTCATACTTTTTAGTTCTTTTATCTGTTACTTGAGCCATAGCTTTTTTACCAAACTTTTTCTTTGTGATAGAGTAAAAGTTCTTCTTACCTACATATCTTAAAGACTTTCCATTAATAACAGCTTCCATCTCATACACAAATCCTACAGCACCTTCCGGAATCATGCTATCATTAAAAGGTCTTCCTTCATATAACCAGCTCATACTTAAAGTTTTATTCTTCTCATATACCAATCAGCTACAGAATTAACCATTTTAGATAATTTCATTGTTGCTTCCTCAACTGTTGTTGATACAAAATGTAACTTGGCTTGTTCTTTACTATTAATGAAAGTATACTTATACTTTCTTATTTCTTTTGGTTGCATAATACATGTTTTAATAACGGAAATAATTTTTCTCTCACAGCTTCAATACCAAAGTCTTTTACAGAATCTGATAGATCTTTAGACATGTCTAGTTTTATAGAATCTATATCATATTTGTCTTTGTATCTTTCTGCTGCTTTCTCTCCCGGCCCATCATTATCAAACAGAACAATAATCTTAGTATAAGATTGTTTAAGTTTACTAATAATAGACTCTCCAATCATAGTATTCTCACTGTCCGGAGCAATGCACTCAATATTACTTATACCAAGTTTCTTAAAACACATTAAATCTTTCAGTGAAGAAGCAATCAGTAAATATTTACAGTCATACTTAAGTTGATCAAGACCCTGAGTATAATTCTGCACCTTTATAAATTTCTTTTCAGTTACCATGGGCATATATATTTTATATAAATCACCATCATCTCTGAAATAACCATAAATAAATGGTTTTTTAAACTTATAAGATTTAAGACTGCCATCTAGTTCTCTTTTTTCCATTGTAAAGAATTTCAAAGGAACTACATTATGATGCTGAAGCATACTAGATCCAATCTTAAACTGAGTCCAGAATCTCTGATCTAGATTATTCCAGTGCCTCATTTCATAATCTACAACTTTAAACTTATCATGGTATTGTAAAGGACTTGTAGGTGCCGGAGCATTATACTTTAGATATTCTTCATAGTCTTTTAATATTCTATCAATAGCTAAATAAAAGGTTTGATAGTTAAATAACTGTTTTACAAGCTCTACATGATCACCCTGAAAACCTGAAGAAAAATCTTTAAACTTATAAGATGTACCATCAGTATAAATAAACATACTAGGTACCTTATCTTTAAGATTAAACACAGAAAGCATTTTAATATCTTGCCCTGTAAGTTTTTCTTTAAGATTAAGATAATATTCAAATACCCATTCTCTAGGTACATCTTTTAAATCAGTAACTATGTTTTTTGTAAAAATCATATAACACTAATTTAGTTAAAAAGGGGAGCCTCATCTGACTCCCCTTAAACTTATTAGTCTAATGAGAAATCAGAAGAAATTTTTGGTGGTACTTTTAAGTCATCATCATCACCAAAGTTTTTAACTTCAGTAGTTTCAACTTTCTTTAAATGAACAGCCTCATCATATTTTATGACTTTACCTTCTTCTACTTCACCAAATGCATATTTACCTTTTTCACTTTTTGGTAAATACATATCATAGTTAGTATAACCTTTCTTATCAACATATTCTTTACCTGCAACACAGAACTCAAGATACTTATCTTTAAATGGTGCAGTTTTATTAAATGCAAGAACAAATTCTTCTATAGTATCATGCTTGCCATCTTGTTCAATGAACCAATCATTAATACCAAGAGTCTTAGATAAATTCTGTAAGAAGATCAAAATAGATCTATCTTTCTGAATCTTAATACCAGACTTAGTAGCACCATCTGCAAATGCATACTGACTTGCTTTAACTCTACCAATTTGTCCGGTATATCTACCTTTACTTTCATCATCTTTATCTAGTAAGAAACCTTCAAATCCTTCTATAGGACTAGTTTCCACATGTAGCATAAGATGTGCAGCACCTTCAATAAATTTAAAATCTTCTAGCTCTACACTATTAATTTTTAACACATGATTACCTGGTGCAATTGTTTTTGGTAGGCCACCTCCGCTACCATTACCTAGATCTGTTGTACTTAAACCCATTTTTTGTTTGTTTTAAATTATTAAATAAAAACTTTATCCCAGTGAAATTGTAATTCACCTTTCTCATTCATTTCTGTAATTACTAATTCTTCATTACGTAAGTGCTCTGGGCGGGCACCACAAGTAACCTCTTCATTAGTCTTAAAACTAAGAATAGTCTTGTTACCTTTCCTATACATATAGCCAATGGCATCAGCATTTGCACAAACTAAAGATTTAATTTTACCTGTCAAGTCTATATTTGCAGACATTACCATTTCCCCTTTATCATCTACCACTTTGTCTTTAATATGACCGGATAAAATAATTGTGGGTGCTAATGTATCAATAAAATCTAAAACTTGAAAGAATGCTTGACGGATATATAAATATCCAGCACCATTTGGTAAAGTAGTTACATTATCTCCATCAAAGTTTTTACCCATTGGAGTTTGCTTGTAAAGTTTAATTGCCAGTGGCATAATCATTTCTTCTAATACAGTTATAGTATCCACAGTGACAAACTTATAAGGTTTACCAGCCTCTTTGATAGCTTTACCTACATCTAGAAGTTCTTGAAGATTACTCACTTTAACTTTTAAAGCATCTACATAATCAGCACCATTTTCTAAATCTAAAATCAGATTGTTCTCTAGCCCTGCATATGCAGTAGTTTTACCGGTTTTTGGCTTAGAGTAAATCACAATTCTTTTAGGATTCTGTCTCTCAGCCTTTACTTTTGTTGTTGGAAGTACTATTCCCATGGTGCTTTATCTTTAGAATTTACTAATTCATTTAACCAAGGCTTTGCACTTACAGGTTTCATTAACATGATTGCTGCAAGATCTCTGATAGTTAACTCAGACAAAGGAGCATCTGCAATTTCATTATTTTGACAGTCAAGTTCTACTTCTTTCTTAGGAGTTAGTTCAAGTTCAAAATCAGGAAATACACTTGGTGTAACTTTGTTTTGCAACTTTGGTAATGGATCTTTCTCAGCTTCAACCTTTCTTTTTTCATAAAGAGCATGAGTAATTTCTTGGCCATCTTTAGTTATTACTATTAACTCATTGACCGGAACAGTATACATAGTATAAGGTTCTCCATTTGTATTTGTACCTTCTTTAGTTTCATACTCCTCAGCATAAAACGGATTAGTCTTATACTTAAGTAAAGCTCTATCAGCATTCATTGGTATTATATCTAGGATTTCCCCATTAGTACCAACTACTTTGTCATAGAACTCAATATAAATATCTTCTCCTTTCTTTAACTCCCATTCAAAGAACTGAACTTGTCTTCCATACTTACCTTTCTGGAAAAATGCAGTCTTAATAGTAAAAAATGGATCAGATACTTGTAATTTTTTAAATGTTTCAAGATGATAAGTAAAGAACTCACTCTCTTTTTCTTTTCTAATATTCATAAATTAAAAATTAAATGGATACTTTTTTTGTTGCCTGTGCTGGGGTATCAATCTCAACAATTCTCATAGTAGTTCTATCAAGCTTAAAGAAGCTTATCCTTGTGGTACCATTTCTAGATTTAAGAAAGTGAAAGACTAGAATGTCTTCATCATTAATAATAAATCTCTCAGGACCATACTGTCTTATTTTTCTTAGAGAAGGTTTATTTATACCCATTACCACATCAGCATGTTGTAATAGTGCATCAGAACCGTATATATCAGAATCTAATACATAATTTCCATACTCTCCATCTCTTTGTCTCTCAGGAGAATCTATATTTCTATTTAACTGACTAAGTACAAGGAAAGCAATAGGATATCTTTTTTTCATCATAGTTAGGGCCTCCCCCAGAGCATTAAGCATCTCAAACTTATCTTTTTGTCCTTTACCTACTCTAAATAGAGCTGAGTGATCTATACCAACTAGCAAGTTAGTGTATGTACCATCTGCTTTTCTGTGTCTTTCCATTTCATAATGGATTGTAGCACACATCTCATCAATAGTACATGCATCATAGACAACATTAATTATGTCCATACCTGCAGTTTTGTTATAGAACTCTACACACTTATAATAGATCTTCTCATCAACAAGGATTCCATCCTTACTCATTAATGTATTGTAATCAGCACCTGTATTCAGACTCAGTTTTCTTACACCACTGGTTTCATCAACCATTTCCATTTGGAACTTAAGTATTCTAAATTCTTGGTCTTGATTGTGTTCTATTATGTCACTAATCAACTGTTCCATGAATAAAGTTTTACCAGTTCCTGGCCTAGCACCAACTATAGTGATAGTTCTCCACTCTAATCCATCACAAAAGGCATCATTAAATTTGGGCCAACCACTTTTTAGTGACTTAATCTCACCCTTTCTTCTTGCTTTAATCTTATTGATAGCCTTGTGTATACCATCACGTTCACTAACTGGTAAAAGTGGTTTTGCACCATTAAATAATTCTGCCATAATTTATGCTGGATTTAAAGTTTTCTTTGCTGAATTATACAGTTCATGAAATAATGTGATACATAATTCAATTACAAAATATTTCCAAAAGGGCATCTCTTGAATAAAGTTTGCAACTATTAAATATCCCATAGCTGTTCCAAGAACTGCAAGTCCAAATAATTTTAATTTTTTCATACTATCCTCTCCTTAAAATAAATATCTCCCTCTCCATCAGGATTTGTGTTAACTAACTCACAATATGTTGCTAAGTCAGATTCAAAAGTTTTATCTACATTTTGTTTTCTGATAAAATACTGTGAGTTTCTTATGTATTTATAGTTTCTTACACTATACTCATCAACATATTTTTCTGTAGCTTTTAGAATTGTGTCCCAATCAAAATCATAAGTTTCAAAGAACCATCTAAATGCAGGCTCAAGATTCTTTACATTAACCCTTGCATATTTACCGGAGTCAAGTTTCCTATTAGGAAATATATTTACATATTCCTGTATCTTACCTAGAAAATCTGACCCCATTAAATCTTTAGATGTTTTCTTCTTACTTCTCTTAAAGTAACCATTTATTTCATCCATAAAGATAATACTTTTAGAAGTAAGTTGCAAATTTTCATCAAGCCATTGATCCTTTTGCAGTCTTTTGCATTCTAATTCTTTATTGACAAAAACATTTGGTATTACCTTCTCTCTAATACAATGTAAAACATAATAAGTATTAGGAGTTAAATTTTCTTTTATAAGCTTATTAAATATCTCATCCATACTACCAAATTATATTTTTATGTTTTTGTATTTTTACAAATAAATCATCTGAATCCCATTTAGAACCATTGTAAGCAGCACTAGCTGGATGTTTAACCATAAACTTAATATTATGGTCATCATGAGTAAGTGAAGACCATTCTTCTGCTTTTTTACCCATATACACATAAACTAGTCCCGGGTTATAATTATTTAACCAATCTAGTAAATAGGCCGTAAAAGATTTCCAAATATCATAATGAGCTCCAATTTTACCTACTTGAGTAGTTAATGCAGTATTAAGCATAAGAACTCCTTGGTTAGCCCATCTTTTTAAGTCTACATCTAGAGATCCAGGATGACCTTTGTAAACAGTTCTGTTTACTTCATCTAAGATAAATTTTAAACTTGGTTGTAACTGACCGGTATTACTACAGCTAAATGATATGCCATCAGCAACACCAAAAGTTGGATAAGGATCCTGACCAATAATAACTACTTGTAACTTATCATAAGGACATTCTTCAAATGCTCTAAAAACTTGTTTAAGGGGTGGAGTAAACCTTTTATCTATTTTACTTTGCTCCCATAACTCATTGAGTATCTTGTCAAAATCAGAACTAAATATAAAAGATTTAAAAATTCTTGCCCAACCACTAGGTTCTAATTTTTCAAACATTTTTTGTTTAATTTCTTCTAGATTCATATTTTTTGTATTTTTGGTTTAAAATTAATATTATGGCAATCAAGGTAAAAGAAATGAAAGATGATGCAATTGTTAATGTTCCAATTAACAAAAATTTTTATCTCATGACTAAATCTGTATTACTACATTTAGTAAACTCTATTGAGCAAGAAGATAAAGATGCATACATCAAAGAAATCTTATCTAAAAAATATAATGAACTAGATGAAGCTCAAAAATCTTTCTATACTATTGGTCTTTTACTTGCTGAAATTGAAAATCAGGCTAAGACAAATAACTTATATGAAGATAAAGAAGTTCTTGAACCAGGTGATGAAGGTTATGTAGCACCTAAGCTAGATTAATATTATAATTTTCTCTTCCTATCTGTATACAAGCTTCAATAGCTAACATTATATCTTCTTTGCTGCACTCTGCAAAAGATTTACCTTCAAGACCTGCAGCTTCTTTTACTACAATTTTCATCTCATCAAATGTATACCCAGATTCTTTAGCCAGTTCCCGGATGCATGCATGCACTTTAGCTAGTTGTGCTTTGCTATGATCAGCACTAGCTAAATCTAGATACATATCAACAATCTGTTCTTCTTGTATTTTATCTACAAAAATTTCATAGGCAAGCTTATCCTGCGGAGTTGCATAAGTAAGCTTGCCATTTTTCTTTATAAATTTTCCACTAAACATATTAACAAACTATATTATTTATTAACTCCATAAATTGTTTGTAGTGTCCTAGTTCAGATATAAGTATGGCCGGGATTTCAAAGCTTTTTAGCATCCAGCTATCATCTATTACATCTATACTATCTATACTATGGAGCATTATACCATCACAGATTTCCTTTTGATAATAATAATAGTCAAAACCATTTTGGCTTTCATTATCTGCTATCATTATCTTTTCAAAACCTTCATTTATTAGATCTTGTTCTGTCATATTTAAGTGCTAATAAAATAAATAAACCAAAATTAACTAATGCCATAGGATAATTTTGTTTATGAACAAGATATGCTGTTGATAGTAATACTAAAATCATATACATTCTGTCACTTAATAAAAAATTAATTACTTTTTTCATTTTTCTTTTTTTAAATTTATTTACCAATAAATAATTCTGGAGCTATTACCTCTGTCAGATATTCAACATTTTTGTAAGCTTCATTATCTGATGTATAAGTACCATAAGTTTTAATTCTTTGGTCTCTTATCTGCATGATAGATAAACCTACTAAGTATGCATTATCATCATCTTCAGAACTTAGCATTTCTACAAGTCTATCTTTCTCTTCCTGAAAGAGTAATCCCATTTTAACCAAAAGGTTAATTTCCGCCAGGAATATAAATGGTTTGTATTGCCCGGCCTTTGAGCCATGTGTATACATATACCATAAATATCCCATATTACTATCTGCTACTTTGCATACTGCAGAATGCTCAAAACAGATATCATATACAAGTGTTTTAATATTTGGTTCTAATACTTTCATCATGTTCTTAAAAATTTAAACATTGCTTGTAATTTACCATACTCTTCTAACACCCATTCTGGGGTAAATACAGCTTCATGACCTTTAAGAAAAACAATAACATTATCAATTACAGACATTTTTATATCTGCATACCAGTTATTGGTATAAAGTAATACAAATTCAATGCTAATATCTTTATACATATACTTATGATGATCATGACTGTTCCTGTAAAAACCATACTTCACAAGCTGTTTACCTATTAATTCTGTATCTCTAAGTGTCATAACTAGTTATCCATAGATTCAATAAGCATCATTAAAGACTTACACCAGTTATGAGCAATACCTAGAATATCTTCATATTCTGTACTAAATTCCTTTATACATTTTGTATTTGTTCCAGATAAAGCAGCTTCAACTATATAAGATCGGAAGGCACACGTCTGAACTC